AGGCTGGCGTCCGACGACCGTGGGATTCCCCCGAACCGGAGGGAGGCCAAAGCCTCCCAGGATCCGGGGTACGCTCGGAAGGAACCCGCGGGTCCTAGCCCACCGCCAAGCGGCAGGATAGGTCACGCGGAGGACCCTCCGGACGGCTCCAGGGTTGCCGCTAAGTGAGATGGCATTCTCACTAGCCGACCCGAGAGCAACCCACCACGGGACAATCCTCCGATTCCCTGGCAGGTGGGTAGGTCGCACCAGACCCCTCAGAGGGACGGTGGAAACGCGAGAAATCGCGTAACCACACATCCCACTGACAGGAATGGGCCGCCAAACCCCCCGCCATACCAGCCGCTTCCAAAAGAGGCGGTGGCGGAACGAAGGAACACGAGAAACGGCCGACCCGAATGGGCTGTCAACCTCAAAGCGGGGCACTGCAAACTCCTCCCACACTTGTGGTCGGACCTCGGAGAGCGACCGGGTTTTTAACCGGAAGCACTCCTCGGTAAAGACCGCATAGTGACGGGAGGTGTAGTGTTTACCCGCCGAGAACTTGGCAGCACAAGCCGTGGCGATCCTCTCATACGCCCGAATGGCCTTGTCAGGCCACCAGGCAATGAGATCGTCACCGCAGATGGCTGTTGATGGGGTCGCCCCTGGACAAGCTAAAGCGGGATTTATCCGAGTGCCCGACCAAACGGCCCTCCACGCTTCATCAGCCCAAAACAGCTGAATGATCGAAAGGAGGGACCGAGAGGTCGGGAGGCCCATCAAAATCCCGCGAAGCGAGACAAGGGACGTCCCATCGGGGTAGCTCACATCCATCGGTCCTACCAAGACACGAAGGAGACGAGCAACCCCCTCTGGAATGCAGCCGGCGGATCCCTCGAGGATTCCGTCGACAACCACCGCACAGAGGTCGTGAGGGAGAAGATCGGTTGCGGAAGTAAGGTCTGCCGATAGAAGCTGATAACGCTCTATCAAGCGAGGCCCTCGACCGCAACGAACAACTCCCTCAACGGCC